GTGATAACGGCATTTTTACCGGCGTGGATACCGGTCTTGTGAAATATCACTTTGAACTAGGAGCGGGTAAGGATTCTTTTGAATGGGTGTAATTCCAATGGAGTCGCAGTACAGAACAGCGGAACATGCTTAGCAGTTTAACTACCAGTTTAACAGTTTAACAGGTAGATAACACGGCATCAGTCATTGCGGCTGGTGCCTTTTTCATGCCCGGAGTGATCCGGGTATTTTCATTTTCAGAGGAAGGAGGCGGGACCCATGTCAGGACGCATTAAGGGCATAACTGTCGAAATTGGCGGAGATACCACAGGTCTTGAAAAATCCCTAAAATCGGTTAATAGCACCATCAAAAATACGCAGAGCCAGTTGAAGGATGTGAACCGTCTCCTGAAGCTGGACCCTTCCAATACAGAGCTCCTCTCCCAGAAGCAGCGCATACTGAAGGATGCGATCGGCTCCACAAAGGAAAAGCTCGATGCCCTGAAGGACGCGCAGGCGCAGGCAAAGCAGCAGCTTGAGAACGGGGATCTCGGTCAGGACAAGTATGATGCCCTGCAGAGGGAGATCATAGAAACAGAACAGGAGCTCCGTCGCCTGCAGGAAGAGGCTGCGGCTACCAGCACGGCTCTGGCGAAAATCGATGAAGCCGGGAAGAAGATCGAGGCTTTTGGAGATTCGGTTACCAGCGCGGGGCAGGCGATCATGCCTGCATCAATGGCTGTGGCCGGCCTCGGCGCTGCTGCGGTAAAGACCGCATCGGATTTCGATACCTCCATGAGCAAGGTTGCTGCTGTTTCCGGTGCGACCGGCGAGGATCTGGATGCCCTGCGGGAGAAAGCCCGCGAGATGGGTGCCAAGACTAAGTTCTCAGCTTCCGAGGCCGCGGATGCCATGAACTACATGGCGATGGCCGGTTGGAAGACCGGCGATATGCTGGAAGGCATCGAGGGTATCATGAACCTTGCTGCCGCTTCTGGTGAAGACCTGGCTACGACATCGGATATCGTGACGGACGCGCTGACGGCGTTTGGCCTGTCCGCGCAGGATTCCGGGCACTTTGCAGATATCCTTGCTGCCGCCAGCTCCAATGCCAATACCAATGTCTCCATGATGGGCGAGACCTTCAAATACTGTGCGCCTATCGCCGGTGCGCTGGGTTTCAGCGCAGAGGATACGGCAGAAGCAATCGGCCTGATGGCAAATGCCGGTATCAAGAGCACGCAGGCCGGTACTGCGCTGCGTACCATCATGAACAACCTGACCGGCGAGATCAAGCTCTCCGGCAAGGCGCTCGGTGATGTGACGATCCAGACCACCAATGCCGATGGCTCCATGCGTGATCTGTCAGACATTCTGGCGGACTGCCGCGGAGCCTTTTCTCAGCTTTCCGAATCCGAGCAGGCGGCTGCGGCGGAGGCACTGGTAGGCAAAAATGCCATGTCCGGCTTCCTCGCGCTGATGAACGCAGGCGAGGGGGACATCACCAAACTGTCCAGCGCGATCGATCATTGTTCCGATACCTTCGTGAAGACTGTAGACGGCGCGATCATCCCCATGTCGCAGGCGCTGGAAGAAGGGATTGACTGGATCGAAGAGTACAACGGCGTGTCGGAACAGATGGCCGCTGTCATGCAGGACAACCTATCCGGCCAGCTGACGATCTTGAAATCCCAGCTTCAGGAGCTGGCGATCTCTTTCGGTGAAATGCTGATGCCTGCGATCCGGAAGATTGTATCGAAGGTGCAGGCATTTATAGATAAACTGAACGGAATGAGCGAGAGTCAGCGTAAAGCCGTGCTGACGATCGGTCTGATTATTGCGGCGCTTGGCCCGCTGCTGGTGATCCTCGGCACGGTCATATCCAAAGTCGGTGCTGCCATGCAGGGCTTTGTGAAGCTGGCGACCGGAGTGAGAAAACTCGGTGTCGCGGTCAAGGCAGGGTCCGGTTTCTTCGGAAAGCTCGGCGCTGCTCTCGGCGGCATCTCCGGACCGGTGCTGGCAATAGTAGCTGTGATAGCGGTCCTTGTGGCTGCCTTTAAGCATCTCTGGGACACCAATGAAGAATTCCGCAACGCGATCACAGCGATCTGGGAGGGAATTGTCTCCAAGATACAGGCATTTTGTCAGGGGATTACAGATCGGCTGAACGCGCTCGGTTTTGATTTTGGCTCCATTATCGATGTGCTCAAGGCCCTGTGGGACGGCCTGTGCCAGTATCTCGCGCCTGTTTTCGAGACCGCGTTCAATGTTGTCTCCACAGTGCTCGGCGCTGTCCTTGATGTGATCACCGGCCTTCTGGATGTGTTCATCGGCCTGTTCACCGGCAACTGGTCGCAGATGTGGGAGGGCATCAAAGAGATCTTCTCCGGCATCTGGAATGCGATCGTCAAGCTGTTTTCCAACCGGCTCGAAAGCATCAAAACAACAGCAAGCACGGTGTTCACGGCTATCAAAACAACTGCCTCCACGATTTGGAACGGGATCAAAACGGCTATCAGCACAGTTGTGGACGGAATCAAAAGCAAGGTCTCCTCCGCGTTTGAATCTGTGAAGAACACGGCTACCAGCCTGTTCAACGGGATCAAGAGCACCGCCACTTCCGTCTGGAACGGGATCAAGACTGCGATCGTCACTCCCATTGAGGCGGCCCGGGACAAGATCCGCTCCGCGCTTAATGCGGTCAGCGGTTTCTTCTCTGGCCTGAAGCTGCAGCTGCCGCACATCAAACTGCCGCATTTCCGTGTATCCGGCACTCTATCCATCTCGCCGCCGAGTGTACCGCACCTGTCTATCGATTGGTATAAGGAAGGCGGCATCATGACCAAGCCTACGGTCTTCGGCATGAACGGCAGCGCTCTGATGGCTGGCGGCGAAGCGGGATCGGAGGCGATCCTGCCCTTGAGCGGCTTCTATAAGCAGCTGGAGGCTATGCTGGATAACAAGCTGAACATGCACAATGTAGAAAAATATCTGGCTGTCATCGCCGCCAACAGCGGAAAGGGCATCTATCTGGATGACGGCACCCTGGTCGGACACCTGCTGCCCGCCATCGATAGCGGTCTCGGCCAGACGCAGAAGCTGAATGCGAGGTTGAGCATATGAAGCCTGACGCTATGATAAACGGAGTCTCCATGCTCAGCCTCGGCTGGCTGCGTGAGACAGTGAACTTTCCGACACCGCAGTCGCAGTCCAATACGATTACAGTGCCGGGAAGAAATACACCTATACGATTCACCGAGGCGCTTGGCCGTGTGGCCTACCAGCCCCGGTCTTTTGATATGACCTTCTCCATGCTGGGTGACCGCGCTGATTTCGATTCTCTCGTCAGCGTGGTCGTGAACCGGTTTGCCGGGAAGCTCTGCCGGGTGACGTTGTCGGAAGATTCCTCGCTGTATGCTGTGGGGACACTTGAGGCAGCACCGGTATATGACCCAAAAACGGGCAAGGGGCAGCTTGTGCTGTCTTCTACTGACGGGGACGCATTTCTCTATCATACGGAAGAGACTATCGTGCGCGTCACGGGCAGTGGGACTGTCATCCTTGCCAATGACTACATGCCCGTTGTCCCGGTTATCACGACAACGGCTGAGACAACACTGCGTTGGTCTGTTGATGGCGAATCAGTCGCTAAGACCGTCAGTGCGGGAACATGGGAGATCCCGGAACTGGAACTGCGGCACGGAGATAATACGGTATCCATTACGGGAGAAGGCATTGTGACCTTTGTTTACAGGGAAGGTCGGCTATAAAGCATCTTCCGAAAACGGGAGATTTGTGTTATACTCCATCTCGACAACTCGGGATTTGTCGATGGCAGAACAACTATCAGGGTTTCGCACAAGCGGAGATATGATAAGAAGATATCAGGAGCTGCACTAAAACTAAAAAACGTCACACGTTGCTTCGTGATGCACCAAAGATTGATGGAGGCTTGGAATGAAACCGTATGCTTTTCTTTCAAATGACCTGTCTTTTGCTTTTTCCGCTGAGAACCCCACCGGAACCCGTTCCGGCGGTTCGCAGGGCGGAGACTGCACGAAACTGTCCCCTACTGTAACGATCCCGCCAGGAGAGACGGTCACGCTTGTCGATGTCGACGGTTCGGGTATCATCCAGAACATGTGGTTCACCGGATATGTAGGGCATAGCTTTATTCTTCGAATTTATTGGGACAACCAGAACTATCCCTCCGTTGAAGTGCCTCTTTCCGCCTTTTTCGGCTGTGCCTATGATGAAAACTTTGTTGATCGTGATGGTAATTATCCTGTCT